GGAATGCCGCAGTTTGAAAGCGGCAGTTTTACGCCTGTAATATCTGATGAGGTGGATTGCAATGTTACAGCATTGCGTGGCATTTACAGCCGCGTTAATGATGTTGTTACAATGACCCTTTACTTGAACATTGCTTTGGATGTTGTCGAAGGGACAGGCACATTTAATGTTGATTTACCTGTTGCATCTACATTCGCAAATGCAAGGGATTGCTATGGCACAGCTAATTTAATGACTAACCCAATTGAGCAATTAAGAATTTATATTATCAGTGCAGATACAGTAAACAGTAAATGCTCTATAAGTGTGACGGGCAATACAGGTATAAGCACCGTTACCGATTTCGTTGCAACAATTCAATATTTGGTATTATAATGCGCTCGACCTCTAAACTTGGTTTAGATATTATAAAGAAATACGAGGGGCTACGCCTTACTAGCTACCTTTGCCCCGCTGGCATACCAACGATAGGCTACGGCTCGACGCGTTACCCGAACGGCAAAAAGGTAATATTAGGCGAAAAGCTAAACAACGAAACCGAAGCGACCTCGTTATTATTAGCAACTATGAAGCCCTACGAAGACGCCGTAAATAGGCATTTACCGAACTTAAACCAATGCCAATTCGATGCGCTAGTTAGCTTTTGTTATAATGTAGGAACAGGCGCGTTTATTAAATCAACATTGCTACGCAAAGCAAAGGCAAACACTAACGACCCCTCAATAGTGGACGAATTTTCGAAGTGGGTACGCGGCGGCGGTAAGGTTTTACCCGGCTTAGTAACGCGCCGCAAAGACGAAGCGCGGTTATACTTTTCGCTTTGTAAATAATAGCCCTAAAATTAATTAACCACGCCCGCGCTTTAACGTATCTTTAAGCATGGCACGGCGAACAAATAAGGCTAAACGAATTTGTAGTATAATTCTTAAACATTGGAAGCCAACGATAGGCAGCTTAACTATACTCGTTTCGGTATTCCTTTTAATACTCAAAAAAATCGAAGTCGAAACCCTAGCGGCTATCGTAGCCGCGATGTTAGCCGCTGGATATATACCTAAAACTAAAGACGATGCTAGCGAATGACACTACCGTAATATGTTCGAACCCGGGTAATTGCAAAAATCACCCCGTTAAAACGTTTTTAAGCGATTTAAATACGCAAACCGAGGCAAAGGATAGCAGCGCACAATTAAGCGCCTTAGATACGCTTAAAATGGATATTAAACACGAAGCCGTTAAGGAGGTTGTTATAAATAAATTGCAGGCTATTGATACTATTAAGCCGTGTAACGTATCTTTGTTAACCGAACAAACGTACACGCCCGTAATAATTCACGAAGTAAGAAAAGCGCCCGAAATGGAACAGCCTATGCAGTACGATTTACTAATAAACGCCGCCTTATTTACCTTTATGCTAGGGTTAACAGCCAAATATGCGCTAACATGTAGCGGCGCATGGCTTAACCTATTCAAAGATTTACGCAAAGAAATTGCAGCCTAATACACGTTAATAATTTGATAGGTTGTAAATTTGTAAAGTGAGCAGCCTATACATACTTGAAAACAGTATCGACCTGTTTTACGTAGTTACCGACCGCGACGGGCTTATATTGACGACAAACGACTTATTTCGCGAGTATTCGAGCCATTTAAAACCCGAAAACATTGCGGATATTAGCGCAACCGAACCCGACCGCGACGATATTTTAGCGGCTATCGAAAAGGCAAAGGGCAAAGCGCCCGAACCTATACGCGTTTACGCAAAGACAAAGCAAAAAAACGGGGCTTTACGGTATAACGTTTGGAATATTTACGCAATATTAGATTGTTACCATTTTATAGGTATTCAGCTAGTCGATGTAACTAGCATAACAAGCCACGAACACGAACGCCAAAAGGTATTATTAGAAGAATTTAGGTTTATGTTAAGCCACGAGCTACGCCAGCCGCTAACCTCGATAGGCGGTTTAGTACGTATGTTAGTTCAGCATGGTAACGCAAGCGAAAAGGAGCGTTTAGAGCTGGTTAGAATGATAGAAGAAAGCGTAAACCGCCTCGACGATGTTATAAAATTGCTAGTTAAGAAAGCCGCACGCCAAATATGATGCCCGAAACAGCTACCGAGTGCGACGAAAGGCTAGTAAAGATAGCCGCTGTTTACGTTTTGGAGCGCGGGATGCCGTTACAATTCGCTATTGAGCTGTTAAGCGATAGGCTAAAGGACAAAACAGAAATAAACGAACGTTTAACGCAATTTTTAAGCTATGTTTTCGCAGGCAAAAGTCCTTTATAAACCAATTACGGCGCTAATTATAGCTTGTTTATTACTCGTTATTATGCTAATAGCTACTTGCCAAAGCGCAAACGGGCTACGCGATAGGTTAAGCGCTTCAGAAAGCTACAACGGTAAGCTAAAACAGCGCACGGTTAACGATAGCCTGCGGCTTTTTACGCAGGATATTAAGCTAACACGCAGCGACCGCGATTTAAAGGAGCTAAAAAAGCGTTTGGCGTTGGTAAATATTGAACAAGCGACCGAGGCGACAGTTAAAACGGTTATAAAAACCGAGTTTAAAATAGGCGAACCAATAGTAATACATGACACTATTTACGTGTTAAAACTGCCTATCGAGTTTAACCGCTCTGAAAAGTGGTTCAATATGGCAGGGCGTATAAATCGTTTAGGGATGTTTCAGCTCGATAGCTTAGTAACGTATGCACGTTTTACGCATTCGATAGGCGATACCGTTTCTAATCGCTTTTTAGGCGGCTTATTCGGTAAGCGCGGTAAGGTTGTTAGGGTTGCTATTGATAACCCGTATATGAGCGTAACGGGTTTAAATAATATCTACGTGCGCCGCGAGCCGAAATGGTACGAATTAGGCGTCGTTAAGTTTGGCGCGGGCTTTATTTTGGGCGCTGCGTTTATAGCCGCTGCAAATTAATTGCGCTGAAAATTAAGAGGTTATAAAAAAAGTTTAAATATTTAATGAAAATGTTTTGCAGGTTCAAATAATGTTTATACATTTGCCTCATCAAACATTCAAACAATTTAAACTTTTACACTATGAACACAACAATTAAAGCAGGCACAACAATTAAAGCGGTAAGCATTTGCGACTCAGAATGCGTATTTACAGCTGAAGTATTAACCCGTAAGGGCGATTTTGTTACCCTTAAAGTAAAAGGGTATAAAGATATTGTACGCAAAAAAGTAAAAGTAGGTCGCAACGGTAACGAGTATGTTATGGCTTTAGGTACTTATTCAATGGCTCCAGCTTTTTCATAACACCCACGGGCGGCTAATAACCGCCCTTTAACTTTTCAAACATTCAAACACTTAAACCCTTTAAATATGTTACAGATGCACTCAACATTCAAAAACACCGAAAACACCGAGTTTTATTTATTCGACCATTTAAACGGCGTGCTAACCATGCTCGTTGACGATGGCTGTTTAAAAGGTATCTACACGCGCTGCGATAGTAAATGCGCTGCGATATACCGTAAATTTAATATCGAGCAAATCGAGGGCGTACCGTTCGAACACCGCATGTACGACGTACTCGAAGCCGCCGAATTTCACAGCCGCTATATTAAAGTAGTGGACGCCGTTAATCGTAACTTCGATATGTGTTTCACGCAGCCAACCGAAAACTAATTTTTAAACCCTTTAAACATTTATACTATGGCTTTAACAGCACCCGTAGGCGGAACGGTAAACCGCCAAATAGCGCCCGAGGGTAGTTACCCTGCGCGATGCTATCAGATTATTGACCTCGGAACTACCGAGCAAGGGGGCAACTTCCCCGGCAAAAAACGTAAAGTTCAATTCCTATTCGAGCTGCCAACCGAGCTGGCAGTATTCGACGAAGCGAAAGGCGAGCAACCGTATTACGTGCGCAGCATTTACACGTTATCAATGAACGAAAAAGCGCTATTGCGTCGCGACCTTTCAGCATGGCTAGGTAAAAAGATAACCGACGAACAAGCGGGTAAGCTCGATATTTTCGCGATGCTAGGCAAAACGTGCATGGTTAATATTGCGCACGTTACCAAAGGCGAAAATACCTACGCCAATATTATTAGCTTTGCGCCGCTCATGAAAGGCTTTGACTGCCCGACTGCGGTTAACGAGGCGTTCACCTATACGCCTACTGAACATAACCCCGAAACGTTTGCGAAGCTACCCGAATTTTTACAGGATAAGATTAAAGAAAGCGACGAATACAAAGCGACGTTAAACAAGCCTAAAAAGGCTACGCCGCCGCAGAATATCCAGCCTATTGACGGGAACGACGAAGACGATATTTTCGGGATTAAAGCGGCTAACGACCTGCCTTGGGATTAATAATTAAGGGGCGGTTAATCGCCGCCCCTATTCAAACACAAACTAAAAATAAAGCAGATGACACTTGCAAAGGTACAAATTCCGATTGAAAAAATATACGCCGCGATAAATTCGCCCGACGTATTAAACGCGCAAGCTACAATAGTACGTAATACAGGCGGCGGCGAAGCGTTAACCATTCGCAACGTAAGCGACTATACGGCTATGAACGCCGCTGTTAAGGAAGTAAGCGACGCCGTTAAGCTAATCGAAAGCGCACGCAAAGACGTAACCACGCCTTTAGATAACTTCAAAAAAGAACTAATGAAGCTCGAGCGCGAAAGCACCGCGCCGCTAATTGAATTTATAGAAGACGCTAAACGCGTTATGCTAGAATACCACGAGCGGCTCGAAGCTGAACAAGCCGCAGCCGAAGCTAAACTAAAAGCCGAAGCCGAAACGAGCCTAAAGCAAGCGCAAAGCGTAGGCGATATTATGGCGAATTTTACCGACCGCCTATTCGCTACGACGGTCGAGAATAACCAAACTAAAAACGTGCGCACTACGATTAAGGCGCGTATTAACGGCGAGGTTGACTGGGTAAAGGTTTTAGGGCTTTTATTCGCTTCAGGTGAACTAGACGCTAACGAGCTAATTAAAAACTTACCGCGGGCAATGAAAGCGCAAGGCGTCGAAGTTATCGCTGGCATTGAATTGTACGAACATAAAACTCAAATAATCAAATAAACATGGAAACTTTTAAACCCTTAAATACGATGTACACTTTCACACCCTTAACGCATAACGAGATATGCGAACGAATTGAAAAGGCACGCAAACGCCATAGTTTTAATAAATCAGAATTTTGCCAAATGATGGGGTACAACCCAACGATATTAAATAAATGGCTCAAAGGCGCTAATTTTAGCTCTAAATCTTATAGAAGTGCAATGGACTTAATTAAAAAGCTAGACGAAGCGCCTAAACAAACCGAAATTAAGTTTACGCCAAAGCCTATCGAAAAACCTAGCTACGGCGTACTAACGCTCGAAGCGGCTATTAAAATGGTTAAGGACGCAGGCTATAAGGTAAGCCAGCGCGTAGAAACATGGGAGGAAATTTAATGACCCGCGAGCAATACATTAAGCACCCCGCAACGAGCGCAAGCCGTATCAAACGTTTTTATACGGGCGATATAAGCTACGCCCAAACGGCGCTCGATGCGGGCGCGGCGTTTCACTACCAACTATTAGAACAACCTTTCGTTAATATGCCGCCGCCCGTGCAAAACGTTTACACCGCTATAAACGAGCTGCCATTATTAGCGCAGCTGTTTATAAACTCCGAAAAGGAATATATTAAACTCGGTAGTGTTAACGTGGACGGCATCGAGCGTGAGGCTAAAGGCATGTTCGATTTGTGTTGGTTAAGCGAGGGTATTATAGCCGATGTTAAAACAACGAGCGCGGGTACAATACAAGCCTTTGCGCACGATATGATTAAACACCTTAACCACGTACAGGCGGTTTGGTATTCGTTGCTAATGGGCTTCGACCCGGCGCTATTCTTCTACATAGGCATACCGCCAAAGGTGAAACAAACTGGGCGATTTACCGACCTTTATTTATACCGCCACAAGCCCGAAGAAATCGAACACGCGAAACAATTAATTTCTAAATACTTTCAGAGCTTATGAATTACGCAATGTTACAAACGCCTATCGAGCGATTAATAGAGGCGCTAAATCTAAACCCTAATAACCCGCATGTTTCTGAAGCCCTAGAGCGCGAAAAAGGCGATTTTAGGCACGCCTACGAAACAGGATATACCGACGCTGAAACAAGGCTAAACCCGAATTTAAGCGCAAAGCGAATGAGCCTAATTGAATTTAATGAATACTATGGCAAAGACTAACGACGTAAGCGAATTAAACGAGCTAATAGGGCTTAAAGCCGAACACGTTAAACCGTACCTCTATGCGCTAGGGTTTGAATACTTCGAGTGTAACTATAAATATCGCAAAATATTTAACGACT